GAAAAAAGATCTAACTGGGAAAGCCATTGGCAAGAGGTTAGTGATTATATGTTACCTAGAAAAGCAGAGATAACAAAACAGAGAGCAAGAGGCGACAAAAGACATGTACAAATATTTGATGCAACAGCGATCCATGCTTTAGAACTGTTGGCAGCATCTTTGCATGGTATGCTGACGAGCTCTGCCAATAAATGGTTTTCATTAAGATTTAAAGAAACAGAATTAAATGATATTGATGAAGCGAAAGAGTGGTTAGAAAATTCTACTAGAAGAATGTATGATGCGATTGCTAAATCAAATTTTCAACAAGAAATCTTTGAATGTTATTTTGATTTAATTGCTTTTGGTACTGCTTGTTTAATGATCGAAGAAGATCAAGAAGATACTCTACTCTTCTCTGCTAGACATATTAAAGAAATATATATCCAGGAAAATAAAAAAGGATTTGTTGATACAATTTATCGAAAATTTAAAATGCCAGTTCAAGCTGTCATAGATAAATTTGGAGCTGATAATGTTTCTAAAGATACTGTAACTACTTTTAAAAAATCTCCTTTTGAAGAAACAACTTTAGTTCATGTTGCTAGACCAAGATCTAATTTTGATCCACAAAAAAAAGATAAACAAAACATGCCAGTTCAAAGTATTTACTTTGAATTTGAGAGTGGACATATAATTTCAATTGGTGGATTTAATGAAATGCCTTATGTCATTCCAAGATATTTAAAAGCCTCTACTGAAACTTATGGAAGATCTCCAGGAATGAATGCTTTACCTGATGTTAAAGTTTTAAATAAAATGGTGGAGAATGGTTTAAAGGCTGCTGCTAAACAAATTGATCCTCCTTTATTAGTTCCTGATGATGGAATGTTAGCTCCAATAAGAATGTCTCCTGGATCTATTAATTTCTTTAGATCAGGATCAAGAGATAGAATTGAGCCATTACAAATTAATGCAAACACAAATGTTAGTTTGAATAATGAAAATCAAAGAAGAGATGCGATTGCAAAAATGTTTCATGTCGATCAATTATTAATTACTGAAAACAGAAACATGACAGCAACTGAAGTTTTGCAAAGAAACGAAGAAAAGATGAGAATCTTAGGACCAGTTCTAGGAAGATTACAATCCGAATTATTATCTCCATTAATTATTAGAGTTTTTAATATGATGTTAAGACAAGGATTGTTTCAACAAGCTCCTGATATTTTATCTCAACAAGAATTAAATATTGAATATGTTTCTCCAATGGCTTTAGCTCAAAGAGGCCAAGAGTTGCAATCATTAATGAGAGGATTAGAAATATTTGGATCATTATCTCAAACATTACCAGTTATGGATTATATCGATGATAATGGAATGGTAAAACAAATTATAGAAATTTTAGGATTACCAGCAAAAGTTATTAAATCAGATCAAGAAGTTGAACAGTTAAGAGCAGAAAGAGCTCAAGCTGAACAAGCAGCTATGGAACAGCAACAACAAATGGCTGAGGCTCAAATGGTTAAAGATGCAGCTCCAATGGCGAAAGTAATACAAGATGGATCACAATAAAGAAGTTCAAAAAAAAATTGAACAATTAAGAAAAGATTATAAAATAGTTTTTGGCTCAGACGAAGGCAAAAGAGTTTTAGAGGACATCTCTATAAGATGTCATGAGAGTTCGACTACTTTCTCAAAAGATAACAGTCATGAAACTGCTTTTTTAGAAGGACAAAGATCAATGCTTCTTTTTTTAAAAGCAATGCTTAAATCAAAATAACCAATAGGTATATAATGGAAAATCAGACAACTGAGCAACCAGCTCAATCTGAACAGCCAACAGATGTTGTTCAGAATGATACTGCAACAACAGAAGTTGTAGAAAACCAGGAAACAAATTTTAAAAATTTAATTCCTGAAAACTTCAGAGAAGAAAAAGCTCTGGATAATTTTAACAACATGGAAGATTTCGTAAAAAGTTATCTCCATGCACAAAAACTTGTTGGAGCTGACAAAATTCCAGTTCCTAACAAACATGCAACAGAGGAAGATTGGAATGAAGTATTTAAAAGATTGGGTGCTCCAGATACACCAGAAGGCTATCAATATAATTTCAAAGATCAAGAAATGGATAGTCAACAAATATCAGAGTTTAATAAAACGGCACATCAATTAGGATTACTTCCTAAACAAGCTGAAGGTCTTATTAAATTTTATAATGAGATGAATGGTAACATAGCTGCTAATCAAGAAGAACAAGCAGCTCAAGTTCAATTAAATACTGAGACAGAATTAAAAAAAGAATTTGGTCCTCAGTTTTCTAAGAGACTTGACCAAGCTAAAAAATTGGCTGTAGGAACTTTAGGACAAGATTTTTTAGAAAATACTTATCTTAAAGATGGATCAAGATTAGGAGATAACTTAAATGTTATTAAAGCCTTTTCAAATCTTGCAGATAAATTATCAGAAGATGAAATCATTAAAGGCGATGGCACTTCTTATTTAACTGCTAAAGAGATTGAAAAAGAAATTGAAGATCTTACTCAAGAAGGATCTGCTTATTGGAGCAAAACACATCCAAATCATCAAAAAGCAGTTCAAGAAGTATTGAAGTTAAGAGAGATGCTCAATGGCTAGTGAAAAGTTTGAGCCAGGTTATATATCAACAGAAACAGAAGTTAGGCTTGAGTGTTTGAGACTAGCAACTGAATTTGGTCCAGAGTTTGATCGTAAAGATCCTCTGCCAATAGCTGAAGAATATTATAACTGGGCCATGAAAAATTCTAAGAGAAAATCTGAAAAGACCTCTAAGAAAAAAGTCTAATTGGCGACTATAAAGCGAAAGACGAGATCCGATTATTCGGAAAATCAAATCGATTAAATCAACCATAACAACATAAGGAGATTAGAAAATTATGTCTAATCAAATTACTACAGCTTTTGTACAGCAATATTCAAATAATGTACAAATGCTATCACAACAAAAAGGCTCACTTCTGAGATCTTCTGTTGATGTTGAAACTGTTGTTGGCAAAAACGCATTCTTCGACCAAGTCGGAAGTGCACTTGCAGTTAAAAGAACTACAAGACATGCTGACACTCCACAGATGGATACACCACATGCAAGAAGAAGAGTAAGTCTTGTTGATTATGAGTACGCAGACTTGATCGATAATCAAGACAAAATTCGTACTTTAATCGATCCAACATCGGCTTATGCCTCTGCTGCTGCTTACGCATTAGGTAGAGCTCAAGACGATGAAATTATCGCTGCAATATCTGGAACAGCATACACTGGAGAGACTGGATCTACATCTACTGCTCTTCCTTCTGCTCAAAAGATAACTGAAAGTGGTACTGATGGTTTAACGATTGCAAAATTAAGAACTGCTAAAGAAAAACTTGATGCTGCATCTGTTGATCCTTCAATTACTAGATACATCGCAGTTGGTCCAAGACAAATCACTGATTTGTTAGGAACTACTGAAGTTACATCTAGTGATTTTAACTCTGTAAAAGCTCTAGCGAATGGAGAAGTTAATTCATTCTTAGGCTTCAACTTTATCGTGTCTAACAGACTTGATCTTACTTCGTCTAAAAGACTTTGCCTAGTTTGGGCTCAGGATGGATGTAAGATGGCTATCGGTCAAGACTTGATGACTAGAATTGATGAGAGATCTGACAAAGGTTATGCTCATCAAGTTTATGTTTGTCAGTCAATCGGTGCAACAAGAATGGAAGAAGAAAAAGTTGTAACAATCCAAGCTCATGAAGCGTAATAGGAGGAAATAATTATGGGAACTAAAAATACAGACCTAGTTGCTAATTTTGAAGCAACTCCTCAAGTCGCTAATAGTGCTGCTGAATTACATGGTGTTCTAAGAACAGCTCATGGAACAGTAGAACTAGCTTCTGGAGATAGTGATGATGACGATATTGTGATGTTAGCACCTATTCCTTCGAATGCTGCAGTGCCAAATTTATTTATTGGCTCTGACACATTTGGTGGATCGTGCACATTCAATGTTGGAATATACACTACAGATGGAACAGTAAAAGACGAAGATGTTTTCGCAACTGCAGTAGCTGATGCTGCTGCTATGGCTGATGTTCGTTTTGAAGCTGCTAACATCGATACAGCTGGTAAAAAAATGTGGGAATTGGCTGGAGACAGTTCAGATCCAGGCGGATATTATTATGTGGCGGCTACTATGGCTGCTGCTGGTGGTACTGCTGGAACTATGTCTTGGAACATTTCATACATTGTAAACTAAGCAACTATTTTGTTTGGCGAATGAAATACTTCGCCAAGCAATAAAAATTTAATGAAATATCTTTTAATTTTATATATGTGTTCAACAATATCAAATCAGTGTCCATCAAGCACAGTTGCTGGTTATCAATTTAATAATCATTATGATTGTGTTGCTGCTGGTTACAGAGTTGCACATAACACATTTTTAAACTTAGAAAAAAATGAAGAATTTGAAAGAGAAAGAATTGAGAAAGAAAAACTTGTAATTAAATTTGAATGTAAAGAATTAAAAGGAGAAAATACTTAATGGCATCAGTAGTAGATATTTGTAATTCAGCACTTAATCTTTTAGGAGCATCAACAATTAGTGCTCTTACAGATGACAGTAAAAATGCGAGATTGTGCAATCAAAGATATGAGCCAATAAGAAATAGAGTATTTAGATCACATGCCTGGAATTGCTTACACAAAAGAGTTCAATTAGCTCAAAACAGTACAGCTCCAGTAGTAGAATATTCTTATGCTTATGCTTTACCTTCAGATTGTTTAAGAGTTTTAAAAATTCACACTGGAACAAATGACAGTATTAATTCTGAAATTGATTACAAATTAGAAGGTAGAAATATTGTAACTAACGAAGGTACAGTTTATTTAATTTATATTGGTTTAGTAACTGATCCAAATGAATATGATACTTATCTTCAAGAAAGTATTTCTCATCAATTGGCAGCAGACATAGCTTATGCTGTAACTAACAATGCAACTTTAGCAAATAATTATATGACTAGAGCTGATGAAAGATTAAGAGAAGCAAGATTTATAGACGCAACAGAAAACAGTTTAGGAACAATAGAAAGCAATGAGTTTACTGATGCAAGATTATAAT